CTGGTTCGTAACCTTCTTGCTCCGCAAGACTAAGCAATTGCTCAGCCTTGTTATCTTCGCCTTTTCCGAACGAAACAGAGACTACATTTTTAATGACGTCCCCCAGTCCGTTCTCCCGAAGCCATTGATGCGCTGATTCAAGTTCATCTTTTTTTACAGAACAACTATATGTTTTCACAACACTAATTGAACTGCCATCAGCTAATTTCAAAGACGATAACCCTTGCTCTGCTAAAAGATTGGGTATTATCTCTGAACTAATTTTGTCTGCTTGTTCTTTTTTTGATTTAATTTTTTCTTCTAACTCTGCGATTTGGTCCTCGCAAGTTTTAAGTTCGTTACAATAAATTGATAAAGAACTTATATCTGTTTTTTCGATTATGTCTTGTTGATCTTCTTCTAGATCATTCAGTGTCAGTTCGCTCATTTTCATTTTTCCCTTTTTTTAATTGTTGTACTTCAGCGGTAAGTTTATCGATGGT